GCACACTCGGTAGGGACTATGATGTCATCACCGAACACGAATACAGCACCGGGTTGATGAAACCCACGGCACTGTAATGATGCTACACATATGGCCCAGAATACTAAACTCTGAACAGGAAACGTTGTTGCGTTCCCCATGGGAGCGTAGCAATTTAGATCCGACCGAACTTTGGCATAACTGCCTATTTTCGGTATCAGAACTTTCTGTGCCCGACAACATCCGAAATACTTATACTTATCCCCAAAAAGGATTTGTACAAGCGGTTCAGATATACGGTCAGAAGCCTCCTTCATGTCGAGCGTGGCATAACGCCGCGATCGTGATGATAAGAGAGCAATCTTTCCGTTTACCGACTGATCGTCGAAATGGATGTGGCCTTGCGGCCACGGACCAAAACAACGACGATGGGACGAGATAGCTCGTTCCAGCTGACGTCGCAACCCTTGCTGAAGCCAAATAGCTTCAGCAGGGTGAACACATATTAGTCTAGGCCCACGGCTGTCCTTTGGGACAGCAATAAGCTTGGCTTCTATGAGCTCATCATAATCCAGATCCGCATGTTCGGCACTATGGTCCATATTAAAATATAGACTATAGTAATCGGAATACGGATAGAGATACTCAATACTTGAGTATCTTTTCTCCCACTTCTCCTTAGAAGTGGTTACTGCACCGGGGCCATGAGAGGGAGATAAAGCCTTCTCATTAAACCGATACAGAACAGACTGGCAGTGACGTCTCGCGCTGTCAAGCAAACTCGGCGACTGCCCAGATAGGGAGTTTCCGAACCGCCCAACAGTATAATTAACTTCCAGAAAAGCTCTGAAAGCTTTTTCGGTAGTTTCATTGTCATGTGTAACTTCGGCTTTATAGCAGAACAGCAAAAGCTGTCGAAGATATCGCAGTTTTACTGGATCTAGAACAGATCCAGCTGCGAGTCTCCTCAACCATTTAGGAAACATATCTAGACTAGGCTCGCGCCCAGTTTCGATACACTCCAGGATGTGCTTTTCTAGCTTGGGAGCCTCAGTTAGGCACCATTGCAAGCCCTCATAAGACCCTCGTATTTCAGAGAATCCAGAGAGACTAGCAATATCTGCTAGCAGGCTAACGTATGTGTGTTCTATAACATGCATATTATGGATTACCACGAAGCCCGGCTGTGATTAAAGAATAATCACAGCCAGATATTCCGACTGTGACTACAGTTCAATCTGATTCGAAACAACAGAGTAATTCCCTAAAGGAACTTACTTCTCGTTGTTCAGGATGTTAACGACAAGATTCGCATCCGCGACAGCAGCCTTAAACGTAGCGACAACATTGTCGATTTGCGCTTGGGTAGCTGTTGACGGTACTGCGATGACGAAGTAAGCAGATGTAGTAATACTCTGCAAACTGGCGTCAATGTCGGTACGATCAATTCGCCCGGTGAACCTCTTCCCAGCGACTTTCGTCGCTGAGTCGATGTAATCCTGCGATTTGATTATCAACTTATCCGGTGTATTAACACCGCGAGTTGTTGATTGTCGTTCAGAGAGTTCCTTCAAATCGAAGGTCTTCTTGAACACGATTGAATTGAATGTCAAGTCGGCATTCATCTTTGTGGTATTTTATTGTTTGACTGTTTACAATGCTTCCCCTTCCGGGGTCACATCATAACATGCTACTACTCGCCGACCTTTTAGTAAATGACGACTCACCTCAAAAGGTAAGTCGCTAAAACCAATTGGCAGACGAATAGTAACACAATTAAGCTCACCCGAGAGATACAATCTCTCAGTTCCGGCTGGCACTAATATAGCGCTAGCCAGATGAGCTTTATGGCTGGAATGAATCTTAAGAAGACGTTTAAAGTTCTTCTTAAGTTTTATGGAGTCGGCCCTCTTAGGCTTACCATGAGTTATCTTGTTTGTAGCTACTTGACGTAGCACATCCTTGATTTCATCTAAATAGCCCATTTGAATAAGTTGAAAGACTTTATTCATTTGAGCTAGGCTAGTTGCAGAGAGGCCGGTTATACCGAATGCTGACATAAAGTCCGCACACAGTTGACCGACCGTTAAACCGACCTGTTTGTTATTAGTTGGCATATGCCTCCTATTAATGAACTATCATTCCAACGCTCACAACGCGCGGCGTACGGGCCCAATACGGGCCAGTTGCTGTGCGATCAGAGCTGCAGAAATAGCAGCCTGATTTTTTCCGAAGTGAGGTGACCAACGCAACAAAGACTGTTGCGTAGACACGGGGATTCGCTCGTAGTGACTAAAGTCACATGAGCCTAGAGACCTGTCGAAGTATGTTCCTCCAGTACATGGCGAACGCCGTGTATAGAAGACATCCGTCGCCAGTTTATAGGTAAAGGAACGTGTAAAGCTAACGACTTGGAAGGGTTCAGACCCAACCACTTTATCGAGAGCATCCAGTGTTCCTTTCAAATCAACAAACCAGTCAAGCACGAAAGAGAATGGAATTTTCTCCCATGCGAGCCTAGCAGGTGATGTTGCAAACCGACTCATGAATAAGTCCGCCTTCGTAAAGAAGGAGGTCATAAACGGAGTCACATTAGGTTTGACCACAAGTACATACCGAACCTCAGGTTGCTGAATAACGCGACCTTGAGTTCCCCAGACCGTCACCGTATAGCCATTAATGACTGTAGGTGCCGTTTC